GGGATCAATCCGCTGCCGAAGCCTTTGAATCCACCATCATCCAGGGTGGCAAGGTAGCTGATGCCCTGCGAGGCTTCCAGATGATCCTGGGCAACTCCGACTTCCTCGCCTACCTCTCCATGATGGCGCCCCGCCTGGTGGAGCTGCACCGCGTTCTCAAGCCCACCGGCAGCCTCTACCTGCACTGTGACCCAACCGCAAGCCACTACTTGAAAGTGATTCTAGATGCGATTTTTGGACCCGACAATTTTCGGAATGAAATATCCTGGCGAAGATCGAATCCCAAATCTAATGCCTCTTTCAATTTTCCAAATTGTCGGGATATTTTGCTTCGGTATTCGAAAACGGGAAAGGTAGTTTTCAATAAACAATTTCGCTTACATGATCCGGAGTATGTTGAAAAAGCATACAGGTTCTCCGATGATCGTGGACAATATCGCCTACTTCCTTTACTTAACCCTAATAAAAACCGACCTAACTTGACCTATGAGTTTCTCGGCATTACACGTGTTTGGAGATGGACTAAAGACCGGATGCAAAAAGCATTTGAAGATGGTTTAGTTGTCCAACTCAAACCGGGTGCAGTTCCTCAATACAAGTTATACCTGGAGGAATCAAAAGGAAGAACGATCACAAATGACTGGTGGGATATTGACCAGGCAGCAGGCAGGGAAACATTAGGTTATCCTACGCAGAAACCCCTTGAACTATTAGATCGCATCATCCAGGTATCCAGTAATCCCGGTGATATTGTCCTTGATCCGTTCTGCGGTTGCGGTACAGCCGTTGCCTCCGCTCAAAAGCTCGGCCGGCAGTGGATCGGCATTGATATCACCCACCTCGCGATCAGCCTCATCAAACGCCGTCTCAATGACGCCTATGGTGATTCAGCCCAATATAAGGTCATCGGCGAACCCACCACCATCGAAGACGCTCAAACCCTTGCCGCGGATGACCCCTACCAGTTCCAGTGGTGGGCGCTTGACCTGGTGGGTGCCCGTCCGGCTGAAGGCAAAAAAGGCGCTGACAAAGGTATCGATGGTCGCCTCTTCTTTATTGACGACGCCACAAGCACACCCAAGCAGGTCATCATCTCAGTCAAAGCCGGTCACATCTCCACTGATCACCTGCGTGACCTGCGTGGCGTTATAGAACGTGACCAGGCGCAAATCGGCGTCCTGATCTGCATGCAAGAACCATCCAGACCCATGCGCACTGAAGTCGCATCATCTGGTTTCTACACCTCGCAGTGGGGCAAGCACCCGCGCATCCAAATCCTCACCATTGCAGACCTGCTGAGTGGCAAGACAATTGACATGCCCCCTCAGCGCCAAACCAACATCACCTTCAAGAAAGCCCGGCGCTCATCAAGCTCATCCGGTCACCAACTTGAGCTAGGGGAGGAATAACTCCAGTCAATCCACCGCAACGATATCGAACGCAAGGGAGGAACAATGAAAAAGTGTCCGTACTGCTTAAGTGAAATCGCCGATAATGAAGCGACGATTTGTCCGTCCTGTGGCAAATCGTTAGTGCAAGGGACGCCGCCAGACAAATGGGGTGCAAAACCAGGATGGCATCAGGCAAGGGTGCTTTGCGCGATTGGAGGGTTGTTGGCGGTTGTCGGAGCTCTAATGCCGTGGGCTAGCATGGTTACCTCTTTCGGTAAAATCACAATGCCAGGGTATAAAGGAGACGGGCTAATGGCATTGATTGCAGGCGGATTAGTCCTGTTATCAACCTTGCTTTACGCCGGGAAGCCAGGAAAGATTTATTCCATTGGCGCTGTCATTCTTGGGGTAATTGGTTTGGCGGTTACTATAACAGTTCTTGTGAACATCTCAGGAGTGGCTGGTTCTTCAGATTATTTCAGGTCCGAAATCGGGATCGGAATATACATAACCCTTCTTGGATGTTTCATGATGCTTGGCGGATTACTGAAAACCCCGATAAATCCATCATGACCCGCTACCTCGTCACATGCAGCAAGCGCACCCCTGCCGGCCATCTCACCCACCTGGGTGGTGATGGATGGCTCAAAACCGTAGATCGCATCAAAGACGAGCTGGCGATCCACCTGCATGAATACTACATCGTCAAAGACGGCATCGAAGCTGATGTCATCGTCATCAATCCCCATGCCGGTCTCAGCCTGGTACGCACAACCCTCGACACCACTCACACCAACATCTTAGGCAATTTACCCCCCTGCTGACATGCCCGCATTGTCCGCACGGTTTGATATCCCACTATCCGCACGGTGTTCACTTACGCCTAGCCGTGCGGATAATAACCGCCTATTTCCTGTCACGGTTCACATCCGTGAGGTTCGTGGGTTCGAGCCCCTCCGCGCCCACAAGTTCTTTCAAAAGCGCACGGTATCAAAAATAATCACGCCGTGCGCTTCACAGGACACCATTCAGACAACTTCATACCCCCACCGTCCGCACGGTAAATTCTCTTGAGTAGCTTTGTGTATAAAAAAAAGCTGCTCATTTTTTATTATCTACACAATAAACGGCTTATCCTCACAACGATATCGCTCCAGGAGGATTCACGGATGAAAGCAATCACTTTTTCCCAGGCTTTGGTCGGTTATGATCTCGCCACTCGCGCCCGCCGGCTCTCTGAGCATACCCGCTCTGACTACTTCACAACCCTGCGCAAGTTTCAGAAGTGGCTCAATAATGATCCACTGATTCGGGAGATCACTGCTGTTGATATTCGTACCTTTCTCAGCGTCCAGGAAGGCATATCAGACAAGACCCTTCTCAATTACCATATCGGTCTTTCTGCATTATGGACCTGGGCGCTGGAAGAGGGCTACGTCTCAAAGCATGTTATTCGTGAAGTAACTCCACCAAAAGCGGAAAAGACTGCCATCGTTCCATTTTCAGAGCAGGACATAAAAGGACTCCTGGCAGCTATCCATCGAAGTCTGCCACACCGCGTCAAGGGATCCAAGTTCTACCAACGTGCGCTCAAGTGTCCTGAGAGAAATGAAGCGATCATCCTGCTTCTCTTGGATACAGGTATTCGCGCCTCCGAGTTGTGTGAGTTGACCCTTTCCCGCCTGGATGTCAAAAACCGCTGCATCCGCGTCATTGGAAAAGGTGATAAAGAGCGATATATTCCTTATTCACCCAGGACTGCAAAGGCAATCTTCAGATATCTGATGTTCCGCCCAGGTGATACGCCATTTCAAAACGTGTTCATGGGATTTGGCGGTTCCCCTCTCACTCGTAATGATCTGCTCCATGACTTGGTGCGTATTGGTTCTCGCGCAGGCGTGAAGGATTGCCACCCTCACAGATTCCGCCACACTTTTGCGATCTTCTACTTGCGCAACGGTGGCGATCCATACACCCTCCAAGCAATCCTCGGTCATTCTTCAATGCACATGGTCCAGTCTTATCTAAAACTGAGCCAGATCGATTTTGACATCAAACATCAATTAGCCAGCCCTGTTGAAAACATGCACCTCTAACAGCTAAAGGTGAGAAATAACCTCACATTAAAACAACACTCTCCTTCATCAGGAGAGTGTGCCGCTGAACCGTCTCGTGGAGCAATCGAGAATATTCTTAACTGCCCCTGGGAAGGAACAAGCTACGAACGGTGGATCCACATCCGCTTAGGACATTATACAACTGTTACAAAATACTATTCGATTATGGCAATAAGTCACCGTTATTGCTAACTTATTGCCATAAACCATAATTGACACAATCTGTCTATTATCTCAAATCTTGTTGAACTTATCACCTTTCGTCAAACACAACCCCAGTGAACATCGCCGGCGCAACGCTCACCGGTTCCGCCCCGCGGATGTCCGGGATAAACTGCAACTGCACCCCGTTGTCGAAATACATCCGCATCCACACCGCCCCGATAGGCTTTGGCACGCCACCCCTTGTCACATCCCAGCCAGTTGATCCATCTCCATAATCCTGCTTATATCCAGGGATCCTCACGTGATGCTGGATGTCGAAAAACTGTTTGCCTTTCCCACCGATCCGTTCCCTCGATATCGGCACATAGTAACTGTTGTGGCTGTGTCCATTCACCACTACATCCGCATCGGGCAGGTACACCGCCTGGCGATTGGTCTGAATCACCCCGCGTGTGACAGGTGCCTCGCCGCCGCTGCCGTGAAAATACTTTAGCTTGACAGACATCATCGGCTTTCCGGCAGACTCAAACATAAAACGAACCCAGCCGCCATACGCGCCGTGCACCACATGCCCGCCCGATCGCCTGTTCAAATACTCGCTCACCAACCGATCTGGCAAATACGTGTTGGCATTTTTCAGCACGCTCAGCTCGTGATTCCCATCCGTGATCATCAGCAGGTTTTGTGCGTAAGGTGCCAGGTACTTTCCGATATCTGAAACAACAAAATCATAATAGTCCTCGCGCCGGTATTCCGGTCTCAGCTCGTCCATTGACCGCCGCGGATCAAACCGCCCTTGCATGGCATCAAACAGATCGCCAAATATCATCACCCAGGCATTTCGCCGTTTTGCCTCTTCCAGGTGCGCAGTCTCCAACTCCCTGGAACATTTGATGCTGTCGTGGTGATTGTCCGACTGCAGCAGAATCCACTGCTCCCAGCCGGCTTTCACCTCCAAATAAACACTTGTAACAACGCCCTGCTGTGTGATCCGCTTTGCTTCAGGCATATCTCTCCTAATGCAATTCCGGATGCGCTGCCCACAACCGCGCTAAAGCATCCGCCGGTATCTCGCCGTTCTCGCTCGCCTGCTTCACCCCAAACCATGCCAGGCATTCCGCTTCGCTGCCATTGAACGCATCAAAATCAATCGTAGATGCCTTCCCTACGTATCCCGCCCCCTTGTCGCTAAACTGGCAGAATGTCCAACGCTCCCACGGCTTGGGGATCATCGTGCGCTCAAAGCGGTACTGGAATTCCTTGCTCATGTCCATTGTGTAAATCGGCGTCCATCCATACCACGCCGCCCACAGGTCATACAACTTCACCCAGTCAGCCTTGCTGCCAAATCGCTCCCAGATGTTCCGCCGCGTATAAATCGACGGCGCCAGCGCCATGTTGCCCCACACATACGTCTGCCACTTGTTCACCATCACAGACGTCACCGATGATCCCGGCTGCCCGGTTGTCATCTGGTGCTCCACGTCACAGAACCCGCGCTGGATGCCTGTCCCTGCCACCACTTTCATAAAGGATTCAACCTGCTTCTCAACCGGAACATCCCAGTACAGGTAGTGATATGCCCCGATCGCTTCAAAGCCGGCATCTCGCGCCGCTTTCAGGTGATTCTCAAACCCAACATCCATTCCAACTCCTATGGATGCCCTCAAGATGACAAACCGCGCCCCGTCATCGTACAATTTCTTCCAATTCACCAGGCTTGCCCACTTGTTTTCCCTGTCACTCTGGTGATACGAAACATCCACCCCATACGTGATCGCCATCCTAACCTCCAATCCACGCCATGCTCAGCAATGGTGTGTAAGGTGTCGTTGATAAAACCGCCAATGATCCGCCTGAGTTTTGGTATGCAATCAACTCAATGTAATCACCCACCGCCAGGTACTTGATGGCTGCCAGCGACATGTGGGTTGCCGCACCCGATACACCATTTGTGACTTGATAGGCGAGATAAGTTGCTCCATTCAATTGCAGATTGATCACCCTCCTGCCGGTTGCGCTGGTGTTGAAACTCACCCCGCCAGTCAGGATATATGCCCCGGCTGCCTTCACAGTCAATCGGGTTGCGCTGCCTACCGCCCAGCATCCCGGATCATCCCGGATGACCGTATCAAAACTGATCGCCGTCAATGCGCTGTCGCTCAAGGTCTGGTTGGTGGACCGCCACACCTGGCTGAATAGGGCTGGCACCATCCCACTGATGTAAGGTTTTACCGCTTTTCGGATATCTTCCGCTCTCATAGCCCAATCCTCGGTTTCCCTGGCAGCGCCGGTCTAATGCCAACACTCGCCCGTGGTGCTGTGTCATCCACGCTCAGGGCATCCCCCAAAAAGCGCTCCCCTCGGAATTCCACGCGCAATCCGCCGCTTTCGCTCCATTCCGCTCCCTCAATGAATTGCAGGGTTGGGTCAGCAATCAATCCCACATCGGCTGTCGCTGGCAGCAAATCTACCAGGCGCACATATACCCCAACCGGTGGTAAATAAGGCACCACCGCGCTGCCGCTCATGGTCTTCACCACCCCGTTCTTATCCATCAAATACGTTGCTGTGGCTGTAGGTTCTTCATATATATTACACATACGGTTGATGTCAATCTTAGCCAACAGCCGCCGTTCGTTTGGTCCACCGCTATTCATCAGGTCTTCTGCCAGGTCCATGCACGTGGCATCCCCATCTTGATACGAAGTCATGTCCACCCCGCTGGCAGTCTCAATCTCTGCCGCGGTGATGAATTCTCCATAATTGATTACGTTCTGCACCAGCAGCCGTGTATTGGTGGTAGCATCCGCATCTATCTTGAAAAGCAAATCTGCATCCGTGCTTCGGTTTACCCAGCCGGCATCCGCGAAAGAGATGGTTGTTTTCAGCTGTAACGCCCCGCCGCTGTATCCCAGTGCTGCATTCACGCCAAAAGAGTAATACGTGCTATCCAGCGACGTCTCACCATACACATACAGCGTGTAGGTGATATTGCTTTGGTTCTTCATCCCTGCAGCCGCGGTCGCAACGCACTCCACCCAGCCAATACTTGTGCCAACGGATGCGGCTGCAATCGTGCCGCTGAAGACGGTCTTATATTTTGTCAGTCCACCGGAAACCTCTGCCTCTCGGATGATCACAGTAATCGGATTAGCCGGTGCGGTTGCTGTTTTGCTCACATATAACCAAACTGACGATGGCGTGAAGGGTATGCTGCCCGCTGTAATCACCTGCTTCAGCATCAAATAACCGCCTGTTGCCCCCAGCGCCTGGGTGGTGCTGCCAGCTGTCACTTCATACGATGGCCCCAGCGGGAACCCTGCCGGGTAGTACCGCCATCCCAGCGTTTCCCACCAGCCGCGGCATTCCAGCGTGGCGCTCATGCTTGCTTCCGCCCCGCTGTAACTCACCCCGCCGCCTTGCACAGCTGCGCTGCTTTGTGGCAGTTTTCTCAGCGCCAGCAGCACATCCCGCTTGGCTTCTGCTACCGCATCAGTCAATCCGCTTGCGCTGGAGATAAATTCCTTCGTGCCGTACACGCTTTCTGAGTTGGTATCTTCCGCCCAGGCGGTTGTCTTCCTCACACCTACCGTCTGGGTGCCTGGCATAATATACGAGTACGCCACTGCAACCTTGTTCGCCATCTCATCCAGGCTGACCGCTACTTCCAGCGCTCCAATTCTCAACCTGACTGTGCTGACATATCCCCACCAGCATGCTCGCCCAACTTCGTCATAGATTTCCACCGGGCTGCGCAATTTTGAGAATAAATCACCCAGCGCTTTTTCATCACCATACGCAGTGATGCTTCCAGATCGTGGACCGCCCCACACATGCCACCGCAAGGAGTTGACTTTGAATTCCAGCCCGCCCATTTGCAGCATGGGCGTTGTGAAATCACGTGAATAAAACTTCGGTTGCAGGCTCACAGTGATAACCTCCGCGGCCGATACCACATCTTCACCTTCACATAGTCTGCTATGGTTCCGTACAGGCATTCGTAATTGATCCGCTGCGCCTGGTTGGGCGTCACCATCAGCACATCCCCGCTGGGGATATGGCTGACAACGTTTTCAGCGCTCACTCCGCCGTAGCACTGCCCGGCGATCATGTCGTCAATCACTTTCTGTCCGCTTGCCGGCGTAAATAGCGCATCATAAAACCGGTAGTAATCCATCGGGTGAAAGTGCACCCGGTCCAGTTTCACGGTCTGTGTTCCGGTATCCGCGCTTCTGGCAAAGATACGCACATTCAAATCCGCCAGTGTCGTTGGCAGTACAAATGGTGGCAGTTTCACAGCCTCCAAGACGGTGGTTAGCCGTGTCAATGTGCTTGCCATAAACACTTCACTGGTTTCTGCCAGCACCGTTCCCCCCACATCCACTTTCAACTTCAGATACAGGTTGAACGCCGGCGCTGCCTGCCAGCGGATGACCGGTCTAAACCATCCGCCTGCAAAGTGCAGCAGGTTATCGCTCGTCAAAGCCCATCTCACCAGGTCATACCAGGCATTGTCCGCCGTAAATGCCAGCGATCGGTAATTGCCGCCTGAGCAGGTTGCATCCGCGCTCGTGCTGGTGGTGATACCGCTTCCGGCTGTGCCGCCCTCACCTTCAAACAGTACCGGTGTATCACACCCCCCGCCGCCCGATCCGCGATTGACGCTCAAAATAAAGTCTTCCAGCGCATTTGTGGCAGCTGATTCCAGCTCAATTTTCACCGGCGCTGGTAAATCGCCTGTCACGGCTGCCGCTGCAATCTCAAAATACCCGTCTTTCTTGTTTGGGCTGGATCCTGTGCTGTCCATGTTGTTGTACACATTCAAGGCGGTTGTGACCGCTGAGCCGTTGCCATTCGTCAGGGGTATCTGCGTTTCAGCGCCTTCCCAGTACGGCGCACGCTCAATCAACACCGCGGCTTCACGTTCGCCATTTGCGCGTTCCACTTTCAGCATCTGATCGCCGCTGGCAATCCTCCCGTCATAAATTTCGGATCGCCACACCGCGCTATCCAGGGTCAATTGCAGGTACACCCGCGCCCCGATTCCGGTCGCCAGGTATTCCCGCGCCCGCATAAACAACCGCCCCAGTTTGGCAATGTTGGCATCCACGGTGCTGTTGCCTCCGAAAAATACCACCGGAATGCTCTCAGCTTGCCGCACATCTCCCACCGATGCCGTTTGTGGAAAATACCCGTTGTTGTAGGCGTCCGTTTCACTCAGAACAACCGTATTGGTGCCGTCTGTGATTTCAATCTTGATGGCCATTGTCACGCCCTCGAAAACATTTTCTCAAGCCGGTAGTATGCTTCTTCCAGATCCAGCCCGTTGTAGGCGTTGATAGTGATGTTCACCGGTGCGCCGCCCCCTCCAACCGCGCCCGCTGCCTTTGCGCTCTGGATGCTGGGATAAATCCGCCCATTTGTTTCAGGCACAAACACTTCCGGCCGGCGCTCTCCCACAATATATGGGGTACCACCTGCCACTGGTCCGCCAAACTGCTCAGGGGCATACCCGCCTTTGGACGCGCTGCCATTGCTGTGTCCGATTGCCCACTCGGTGGCAGCGTCCATCTCGGCGTTGATCAGCACCCTCACTTTGATTTCCTCTGGCAGTTCACCCAGATTCTCTCCCACTTGATCAATCAACCGGATCGTGTCTTCCAGGCTTGTGTTGCCATCTTCCCAACTGCCCAACAATTCATCCGCGCTGGCATAAGCATCTTTGGTGCCCTGGTCAACCAGACCCCAGTTCTCTGCCAGTGTGCTGAGTAACGTCAAATCGTCTTCGCTGATCACCCCGTCCGCTGCCAGGCGCTGTTGCACCAGGTCAAACAGGATCCGCTTGGTTGCCAGTTCGTGCTCATCTGCGTTTTCCCGATATTTGCCCGCCAGCTCGTCGTACTCGCCCCGTAAATCCGCCAGTTTCTGCGCTTCATCCCCGCTCAAACTGGTTTTGGTGGCGAGATTGTCCATTTCTGCCGCCACATCTTTCATCTTTTGCCGCAAATCGGCCTGTGACGATGCGTATTTCTCGTTTTCCTTGCCCAGTGGACCCGACATGAACAGCGCCAGTTCGCTTTGTTTCTGTTTCAGGTCGGTAATCTGTTCAACCGTCAGCTCGGTGGCTTCTGCTTGTGCGTGCAGGCTGGCGATATAAGCTTCTCCAACAGGTCCGCTCAACAGTGATTCTTTATGTGCAAAGTCTTCAATGGCTGCAGCGGTTGCGTAGGTCTCTTCTGTCAGCACGTACTGCGCATCCACAACCTTGCCGGCAGCCGTGACCATCCTTCCATCAGCCAGCACACGGTAGCCTGCTGCCGTTGCTGCGCGTTTCAGTTCCTTCACATAATCGTCATACGATTTCGCTGTCCTGAGCACCTCACCCTTGTGCTCTCTCAGCAAGCTATTTACTTTTTTCGTCTGCTCTCCAAACGATGCAATCACATCCAGGCCGTCAGCCATTTTCTCTGCCAGCCATGTGATTGCCGGGAGTACCGCATTACCAATTGATTCGCCCAGGTTCTCCAGGGCGTTCTTTGCCTTTTGGATCTTGCCGGCAGCTGTGTTTCCCATCGTCTCAGCCATGCCGCCAAACTCGCTCTCCAGCTCTCCCAATATGATCGCCTGAGCGCCTGCCAGGTCGTTTTGCTCCATGAAGTTCTGGATCTGTTCTTTTTGTGTAGCGCTGAAGTTCACACCGACGCGCCGCAATGCTGTCATGCCTGTGATCGGGTCATTCAACGCCTTGCCCAATTGGATGGCAGTGCCCTGCAGGTCAACGCTGGCAGTATCTCCCTTCGCCATAGCAACTGCCATGTCTTCCATTGCCCTGGTTGCCCGCGGAAAAGCATCCTTTCCAATCCCCTTGAAGGTCAGCAGCATATTCATGCCGCCTTGCACCACCTCATCATCAATGGATGTCAGTTCACTTTCCGATTGTGCCAGGGCTGCAATCTGATCCGCGGTCATGCCCGCCGCGCCGCCGGTGCTGCGGATGACCGATTGCGTGGCTGCCTTCACCTTTTCGCTTTCCATAGCAGCATTCACGCTGAATCTCAAAGCTGATCCAACCGCCGCCAGCGCTCCTGCCGCCCCCAGGGATACCCCTGTAATATCCTGAAATGCCGAATTGAATTTCTTCAATCCGGCGCCTGCTTTATCCAGGTTGTCCTTCCCCTGTTGGGTAAATTTCAGGATGATATTCAGGACCTTGTTGGTTTCAGCCATTACTGCCTCTTTCCATACGTAGGATGGCTCGCTCGCCATTCTGCCAGCCGGTCTTCAACTTTACGCTTCCCAGCTCGCATTGCTGGCAGCCGGTCCGTCAATGCCATAAACGCATCCAGCCAATCACCTGGTAATTGATCCACTTCCCACGGTGCTACCAGTGGATAACCCACCGTGCTGTTGATCCGCTGCGCTAATAAGATTCCAGCCAGATACGGGTTGCTGGTGCCCCTGCCCTCGGCTAATGCCAACAGGGCAGGGGTCATGCTTTTTTTATGCCGTTCCGATGCTCCCGGATCATTGCCCGCGTTCGCGTTTGCAGCCATGCCCATAACATCGGATCAGTTTCCCGCGTCTCTTCCACCAGGCGCAGCACGTCTTCTGCCAGCCAGGTGTCGCCTTCCTTCTGGCTCCACAGTTCCGAGATGATTCCTGCTTCCTCAGTCCCAATCCGCTCTAGTGTGGCTCTCACGCGCTCCACCACCTCTGTGTTGTCTGATGGTGCATTCAGTTGCTCAATCGCCTGCAAACTCTCGCTTGCAAGTGCGCTCCAGCGTTCCAGCAGGCTCACCGGTGGATTCACCCACACCCAGATAACCGTGCCTTTCAATTCTTCAGCATAATCTGCCAGCTGCAGCGGTCGGATAACTTTTGGAATACTAAGGGTTCTCATAACCATCCTTATATGGCGTTCGCGCTGGTGGACACTTTCACGCCCAGCATGTGGGGAGTCGCTGTTCCATCGGAAATGCCGTGGAAGACTGCCGTGTGCAGGTTGTCGCCATCCTGCTCGCTGCCAATCGGGATGATTTCTTCAAAGATCCCATACAGGTCAATCGTCAGGCTGTGTTTGATGGCGCTGGTTCCGATCACACCGCCTTCAGTCAGCAGCCGGATCGCTTTTGGTGTTCCCGCCTGGAAGGCGTCAAACAGCGTATCAGCGTCTGAGTTGCCCTCAAACGTGAAGGTTCCCATCACGTCAATGAAGCCTTCGCCATGTGTGCTGAAGGTCTTGGTTGCGCCATGCCATTTCGGATGCAATCCGGTCAGGATTTCGATGCTGAATTCCCGCAGCAGGCTGGTTTTCTGGGTACTGCCCAGGCTTGCCCATGCTGGATCGATATAAAACTTGGTCAGGTCAGCCACCATCGCTTCTGGTGTGGCGTGCGCTGCTTGAGCCGCCGTGAATGCACCTGGCGTCACCTGCCGCGCAAATAATTCCGCTTCCACCTTCAACGGCTCGTCTGCGCCAAGTTTTCCGCTGATGGTGATGCGCTTTGCCATTGCATATTCCATCAGGTACTGCTCAACGTCATCACCAACTTCCAGCGATAACGAATCCGGCGCATTGCTCGCAGTCAAGGACGGTGTGAAATCCCACAGATAATCCGCCTTGCTGGGCGTCTGCTCAGTGGCTGTCACCGCGCCTTTCAAACCGCACGAGAAGATCGCCGGCATTTCCTGAAAGATCGGATGTTCCATCTTCCAGGGTACGCTGTCAGCCGCAATCTGATAGACTACCGCCCGTGCGGATCGCGCTCGTAATGCCAGCGTGTCTTCAGGAAAGGTAGGTTTCCGGTCTGCCGGTACACTGATCGTACCGAGTGATCGCCGGGTGGTCGCCACCTGGGTGCCATGCGCCGATGACGATTCCAGACCGTACTGCACTTGATTGAAAACTCTTTCACCCATTTTTCACCTCTTATATGGATATGGACACTTCGTCTGAAATGTCTTCTTTGACAACCCAGTGGGCAATCAAGCCCCAACGGGGTGCTTCCGTATCACGAGAAAATACAACCGGTCCTTCAATGTTTGGTCTTGCATCTGCATCCAGTGCAATGTAAGCTACTTTGCCACCCAGTTTCATGTGTGCTGCAAAAGCATTGCGTATCCTGGGGATAAACAGCATCACGTCCGGCAGCAGTGCCCGATCAGCGCTCATTTCCAGGTGGAATTCGGTGATCCCGTAGGTAAATTCACGGCACCCCCCCTGGCTGATTTCTGCATGCGTTCCGGTAACAAATGTCACCGCGCTCGGTGCTTCCAGGATGGCGGTTGGCATTTCGTTGCGCTCATACACCCTGTAGGACGTCACAAACCGCCCCTGCCCGTCGCTGACTTCACCGGCTAACTTTGCAACCTCGTCAATCCAATCTTGCACTGCCATGCTCACCGTCCTGCCATATCTTTGATGACCTGATCCGTTGCCTGGCTTGCCAGCGCATCCACTTGCGTGCGCACTTCTTCATAACTCTTTGCCATTGTCGGGTTGGCTCGGATGCCTGACCGTCCAATCGCTTTCGCCAGTTGCTTACCTGCCTCTTTCGCGCTCTCCCCATCCAGTCCCAAAGTGTTTTCAGCCCAGGCAGCCAACTTTGCATAAGATGGATACTTACCCGCCGGGCGTCCGCCTTCAATGCTGTTCAGGTACACCCGCCGCTGAGAGATGGCGCTCACCTTTCCGACTGGCATCCCGCCATTTCCGGTGACTGTCGTGCCTTGCAGCATGGAGTTGGTCAGCGTTTCATTCACCGGCGTCAATGCCGTGCCATAACTGCTGCTCATGGCTGATCGGTGCGCACTTGCTGCGCTGCCCAGGTTGCGCGTGGCTTGCTGGTGAACAACTGCCACCATCCGTTTCATGGTAGGTGCCAGCATCCCCCCAGCAATGCGTTTTTGCACCAGATTCAAGCGTTCAATCTGGGCTTTCACTTCCTTCGCATCCGCTGAGTACCGTACTGCCATGCCTACTCCCACAATCCGTACATTTGCCGAATTTCTTGCGCTTGCCGTGGAAACTCGTTGATGTAAAAGACCGCGCCATTGTCATCCGTTCCTGCGCGTCCGGTGTACCCTGTGCCCGCCTTCCCGATCATCAGGATCGCAATTTGCCGGGCAAAGTGCGCCACAATCTCAGGCGCCTTATATCGGTACACCGCTTTGCTGGTGTGTGCAGCTGCTGTGGTTCCATTCACGCCGCGCTCAACTGTGAAAGTCCGGTACACGTACACCGCCACATCGTTGGCATGCGTTGCCCGTTTCGTTCCATTCCAACCGCGTGCCACAACCAGGACATGCCCGACAATCTTCAGGATGTAAACATCTTCGGTTTCAATCCGTAATGTCTCACCCTCAAAGAATTCCGCGCCATTGTCCACGGTGATCTCATCTGCAGCAGCCGTAACCGCGCCATTTAGCAGCGATGTTGCCAGTGTGGGAGCCGGGCTGTTCTTGCCACCGTTTCCGGCTGTCACCAGTTCCTGCTCGGTTTCCACCAGCGTAACCATGCCAGGGCTCAGTTTTGCGCCATTGGTGGCGGTCATGGTGGTATCTCCGATCAATTGTGTGACCGTCAGCCCAACGGCTTCGCTGAATTCATACTTTCCCCACCTTCCGGCGATCTCAACGTCATCAGACCATCCACTTGCTACTGATACCAGGCGAGTGTATGGACCATTCGGCCACCAGCGGTTGAGTGGTTCCAGGCTGTAATCCGCGTTGGTTAGGGTGGTGTCATCATCTTTCACGCTCGTTGCAGCCAGCATCGGATCCACAATAACTGTGTCCCCGCCGTCACCCTTGAAGTACCGAGTTTCAGTCACCGGAATGAAAGTTCCGTATGTGCGCTCAATCGCCTCAGACGCCCGCCGGATGTAATCCAACAGGTTGCCTTTATCCCCGGTCAATTGTGGGCTGTCAGCAATCAGGTCAGCCACCGTGCAGTACGTCTGGGCTCGGCTCATGCGTCCTCACTCTCTTCTTCAGGTAGGGTTTTCGTTTCGTGTACAGCAATTGCCAGGCGATCCGGCATTTCTGCCGTCAAAGCCTGCGCTTTCTCAACATCCACGAACATCTCACTGCCTCGCGGATGCTCTACCCCATCAATGACGGTGCTTTTCAGGACAATAAGGATGACTGAATAACCTTTGTTTTTCATCCGCGTTCCTTCCACCGGGCGCCCCAGCCTGTCATACAACCAGGGCGCCCATCGTTGAAGTTTATGCCGTGCCTTCAGCCGGGCTGACGTGCAGCTCACCCGCCATGTTGGTCGTCGGCTTGTTCACCGGGCCATACTTGATCGCAAGGATCAACGCCGGTCCAGCAGTGGTGAGGTTTGCCACGGTCAAAAGCGCACGTACATAGCGCTCTTGGGGTTTGTGGATGTCCAGGATGACCTGTCCGCAGGTGGCTACCGCGCTGGCAAAAGACTTGGCGCTTCCCAACAGGTCAGCCGCCGTACCAAAAGCGCTGTCACTGTCCTGCTGCGCTTTGATGCTGTGCGTAGCGACTTCACCCTTGCCAACCACACCAATGAATAACACGCCGGAATATCCCAGCATGTCCACGCCGGTGCCGGTGACGGCTTCGTTGTCAGCATCCACCTTGTAGGCTTCAACCGACACCACTGAATCTTCGTAAAGGGTTCCAATCAGTCCCATGTCTTACTCCTTCCCCTTCCGGGGTCTTCGTAGTGCCACAGCAGCCTCTTCTGGCAGCGCTTCAGCCGTTTCAATCCGCTTGGCGTCCGGCGCAATCCGCGCTTTCCCCATTTGGATCAACAACTGCGCTGTTTCCGGTTTCACGTCAACCGTCTCATCAACAAAAACCGGCCTGCCGTCTGCCACTGTGTCTCGTGTGATGATGATTCTCATCAGTACCTCCACCAGGCGCCTGCTGCCTGCTCTCAGGCGCCTGGTTTAGTCTCAAGGTTACGCGGTCAGGGCATCCAGCATCGCGGCGAACGATTCGGGATGGCGAACAGCAATGTCCACGTCCTGGAATGCGGTCACGCGCACGGTACCGCTGGCTGAGCCGGTGTAAGGATCAACCAACACATCCAAACCGCCCCACATGCCAATCAGCAAGTCCGCCCAATTGCCGAAGAAGATCGCCGAGCACACACCCACGCCGGTGCTGGAACCCTTTGTCAGGGTGCTGGACACCTGGTTGGTTACCAGTGCTTTGTAACCATTCAACGGCGTAGGACCTTCACCCCACACCATGATGTCGCCATACGTGGCAGTCTTCGGGGTAACCTTCAACTTGCCGCGCACTTTGGCATTGGTGATGTATGCCAGGCTGCCGATGTCGGCATTATCCTGAGCCACTTCGGTCTCAAGTTTGACAATGTGGGACCATGCCGGTGCCAAACCATCCGTGCCGCCCGCCACTGAGCCAATGCCGCTGGTTGCAGCAATACCGGTTGGCTGATTGTCAGCGCCGGTGCCATGCAAGCCAGCCAGGTCAATCGCTACCGCTAACACTTTGGTCAGGTCGTTGCGCACAAACGATTCAGCATCAATGCTGGATTGCTTCATCAGTTTTCGGCTGATGTCGGTGTAGGCTCCCACGGTCTTCGGCTGCAGCAAGATCTGCCCGATGGTCTGCTGTGATTCGGTGGGTGATCCACTGGTGGCAACCCAGTAAGCGGTTGCGCCAGCGCTCTGCTTGGCAATCGCCACATCACCGACCAAACCGCCCAGGATGGTCGCGCCAGCTGATTGCAATACCATCTTGTTGCGCAGCAAGTCCACAAACGACGCGCCCAGCAAGTCGGTGGCTTTCAGGTAACCGCCCGCTGATCCGGTATCCGGATTCAGGTCGCGCTTGCCAGTCACATCAACCGGCACAAAGAAACCACGCGGCTCGCGCCCAAGTTTGGCTGCCAGCGTGCGAGAGGCTTCAAGCTCAAGACCGGCACGCTTCCAGGCATCTGGATTGCCGCGTGCAGCTTCAGCAGCGGCGTCAATCGCCCGCAGGAAGCTGTATTGCTTCACGTCGGCATCCGACATGCCAATTTCACGGCTGATCTGTTCGCTCTTGGAGCGCACGCCTGCCAGACGCTCCACGCGCTCGGCATCGCCTTTCATGGCATCCGCCTGGCGTAAAGCTTCGTCAATCTTGCTGCGCTCTTCTTCGCTGATATTGCGCCCTTCTTTTTCTGCCTGGGCAACGATGGCGTCAGCTTCCTTCAGAATGCTGTCGCGTTTTTCGAGGATTTCACGAGGATTCATTTTCCACGTCCTTATGGTCGTTGTTCCAATACGATTACTTGCGCTTGGTCACTTCAAGCCGCGCCCGGTAGCGGTCCACCACTAACGGATCATCGGCTTCAGGTTCCGCCCGGCGCTCCAGCGCCTCCTGGCGTTCCCGTTCCATCGTGGCAACTTGCGCACGTACACTCACCGACGTTTGTGTGTACGCCGGATAAGTTACAGGTGATACGTCAAACAATTCCACATCCTTCAGCGTTCGAACTGCCGGATTCTTACCGGTGTCCCATTCATCCACTCGCGTTCGGAATGCGAAACTCATTTGACTGACATCCCCGCGCTCAATCGACACCAACAAATCTCGTGCATAACTGGTATCAGGTGGGATGATCTCGATTGCCAACCCCTGGGCGTCTTCCCGTACCGCTAGAGTTCCGGCTTTTGTCCTACCCAGGATCAGGTTACTGTCATGATTGAACAGAGCCCGAACATCCGCCCCTTCAGCCAGTGACCTGGCAAATGCGCCGCGCTCAATCCGCTCCACAAATCCACCCAAATCTTGGCTTAGCGCGTCAAACATCGCTGCATAACCCACAATCTTTGGCGGTTCCCCGCTTTCTGGGGTGTCCACGCGCATCTCCATTTGGATTGTGCGAACATCAACATCAGGTGAAAAGGTATGCTCACTCATTTTGGTCTCCCGTTTATCCTGCCCCGATCACGCATTCACACCCGCTGTGTAATGGCGGATGCCCGATATCTTGTCCAATCGCCATCGGTTCTGCCCCGTCTGGCGCCATTTCGTTGCCTTTTTGCTCAAACGTTTCGTCAATTCCAACTACCACGCCGTTCTTGGCGTCGCAGTATGGGCATGGTTTTGATCCATACGTGTACCAGCGCAGGTAGGCTACCCCCGCCATCCCGTACAGCATCTTTGCGATCGCATTTCCTGCCCTTACCGACTCTTCCAGTGCCAATGTGGTTGGGTGCTGGCTTTCCCAGGCATCCAGCTCAGCTAAAACCGCCTCAAGTGCATCCTCACCGGCTTCCAGCGCATCTTTCAGCGTATTTGCCAGCCGCTCAGCGTCTCGTGCTGATAGCCGCTTGGCAAACTCCTTCACATAAGCCGCCATAAAGCGCTCAACATTTGCGCTTGCATCCAGGTCAGTCTCCAATTCATCTGCCACCGAATCAGCGATCAGACCGCCATAAGTGCTGGCAACTGGCGTCATGAGCCGTTCTGCAGCCTCTTTTTGCTCATCCCAGAACGTTTCAAGCCACGTTCCAAACAATCCAGCTTCCCGTTTGGTCAGGTATTTCTTGGCTGCCGCCCGAATATCTTGACATTCCCGCTTCACAATCCGGCTGCACGTTTCTTCGAATACCTGGCGGTACCGTTTCATCAGCTTGTACCGGTTGCCAATGGTTTGTGCTCGACGCTCAACCTGCAAGCTGTGCTGGTGTGCATGGATTTCGATGTCTGTGGTCTGTGATCGCTCATCAATGCGATCCATCGTCCGGCTGCCTTGCCCAACTTCAGCCATGTTCAACGGCACCATGTAGCTGTCACCGCCCTTGATTGGGTCCATGTTCTCCAGCCGGCGCACATCATTAGGGGATAACCACCCCCACTGACGTCCAACGGCATACGCCCCATACCGGCTCTGCACATCACCGCGCAACAGGCCATCCACCAGGAACTCAGCAAAATACCGCCCGCGTTCGCTCGGCAGCAGAAGTGCCCGGCTGATCGCCTGTTCCCAGTTCACCAGGTATGGGCGTAAGGTGTAAATCACAAACTCCAGCGATTGCTGCTCAATATTGCTAAAGGTCGCCCGCTCTAGGTCACCGATCATGTGCAAGGGCACCCGGTAAATGCTGGCAATCTCTTCTTTCTGGAATTTCCGGCTTTGCAAGAATTGCGCATCTTCCGGTGGAATGCCAACCTCTTTCACCTGCAAGCCTTCTTCCAGCACTGCCACACCGTGACTGTTGCTCACACCGCCAAACAATTCAATCCAGGAGGATCGCAACCGCTTGGCTGCTTCTTCGCTGATGGTTTTGGGGTGTGTCAGCACGATTGAAGGACGCGCATCATTGGCAAATAGCCGGGCAGCGTATTCTTCCAGCGATAACGACAGTGCAATCGCTTGTTTGGCTGCCATAATCGGTGAGATTCCCACCACGCCGGATGGACCAATACCCCGCACATGAAAGGTCTTCCATGATGGCAGGTCAACCGTTCCGGTCGATCCCGCGGCATATCGGTACACCAGCTCACCTGTATCTGGCATCCGGCTAACTTCCATCTGGTTCGGCAGCAGCGGATGCAGTCCAACAACCCGCCCGCTGCCGTCGTATTCAATCTCGCTGTAACCGTTGCCCCATAACAGCAAGCTGCGCATCATCGTCGCCCGCCATTCGTAGCTGGTCAGCTCGTCATTTGGCGCATCATGCAGCAATCCAAACAGTGGGTGCTCAGTAGCACGGCGCTTGCCGCCGTCTGGCAGCCGTTCGTACAAAATCAGGGGCAGGCTTGCCACCGATTCAGCCAGCACCCTCACACATGCAAAGACAGCCGACATCGATTCGGCATTTTCTGGCCGGATGGCAATCCCGGCATATGTCGAAAAGCCGGAAACACTCCGCGCCTGGGTAACCCAATCCGGCACCTTCTCCCGGCGCTCAAAAACTTCGAGTAACCGTGTCCATAGGCTCATATATTCAGCAGTCCTCGGCTTTCATAAATCGACTTGTCACTGCTTCCGTGACGGATGGCACGGTCTAGCGCCATGATTCCAGCCACCATTCCATCAATCTTGTTTCTGCTCTTGTCTTTATTAGGCTTCACATTCCCCGCCGGATCAGTGCTAACCATCAGGTTGTCGGCATTCCAACGCAATACCGGGTGACCGTCATGGATCAATGCCTTGTTCAATACCAATCTCAATAATTGCTGTGTGGGAGGACTCATGCTCACAAATCCCTGTCCAAATCCCACCATCGTGAAACCGGCGCCTTCCAGCTGCTGGCTCACCTGGAAGGCGCCCCAGCGGTCAAATGCGATCTCGCGGATGTTGTAAATCTCGCCCAGCGCCTCAATGTCCTGCACAATTTTCCGGTAGTCGATCACGTTGCCAGGTGTTACCCGGATATATCCATCCCGCGCCCAGGCATCGTAGGGCACCCGGTCATGCCGCGCCCGCTCAATGATCGCTTCTTCGGGTATCCAGAAAAACGGCAGCCAGGCATGGCGTTCTTCTTCACCCGCTTCAGCCGGAAAATCCAGCAGGAAAGCCGCCAGGTCGCTGTTACTGGCAAGGTCCAACCCGCCGTAGCAGGTAGCACCTTTCAACAGCGACAATTCCAGCGGCTGTTTGCAGGCATCCCAGTCTTCCATCGGCATCCAGCGCGTCTCTTGCTGTGTCCACTGGTTCAAATGCAGCCGCCGGAACGTGTTCTGGTAAGCAGGCACCTGGGCAGCGCGTTTACTCTCAGCTGAAAGGTACTCAACCTTCACGGTCACACCCAGCCCAGGGTTCGCCTTTGCCCAAATCTTTGGATCCTGCCAGTCATCCTTCTCATCGGCTGCCGAGATAAATGCGAAATAGGAAGGATCATCAACTATTCCTGCCAGTACCTGCCGCGCATACTCGTGCTGTTCCCAGCAAATGGAGTTGCGGTCAAAGCCTGCTGTGGTGATCATCACCATCAACGGCTGCCGCCTTGCGCCAGTGGAAGTATTCAAAACATCAAACAGGTCTCGATTGGGCTGCGCGTGTAACTCGTCGAAAATAATCCCATGCGCATTGAAACCGTGTTTGTTGTAAGCATCCGCGCTCAACACCTTGTAGAATGACCGCGTGCTGGGCACGATGATAGATCGCTTGTAAACTTGCACCATGCTGGCAAGTTGTGGGTTGCTCTCCACCATGCTTTGGGCTTCACCAAACACAATCGCTGCCTGGTCCCGGTCAGCCGCTGCTGAATAAACCTCAGCGCCTGGCTCACCATCAGCCAGCAGCAGGTAAAGCCCAATCCCAGCGCTCAACGTGCTCTTGCCGTTCTTTCGCGGCAGCTCAATGTACGCCTTGCGAAAGCGGCGTGTGTGATCGCTCTTCCGCTTCCACCCAAACAGCGGCTTGATAATGTCTTCACGCTGCCACTCTTGCAGCGTGAAAGGTTTGCCAGCCCACTCGCCTTTGGAATGTGTCAGGAACGTCTCAAAGAAGGCACACGCCATCCGCGCTGCCGTCTCATCGAAGTAAAATTCCTGCTCACTCGCTTGGCTCATCCGGTTCCTGTGGTTCCGTCTTCTCGATTGCCGCGAATAGTTGTTCTGCCAGGGTGGGCTTGTCCTTCTGGTCCACCGCCTTCACCCGGCTCCGGCTGCTGGGCGTCATCCCAAGCTCCACCATGTACGCCCGCATCTGTGTCAGTGACTGGTGTGCAATCTCCACCCACGGGCTCTTCACCATGTACCCCTTTGGGTTGGTCTGTATGGACCCTTCCGCCTCGATCATCCCTTCGGCTTCCACCCATCTTGCGTAGCACTGGCAGTACGCTGCCAGCACCGCCCGGTCTGCCACCGTCAGCACTCCCACGTCGTAAAGCTCTCGCACCACTCGGTGCCATTCCTTGCGTGCCTCGGCTGTCAGGTGGTGTGGGCAGCGTGGCAGGTGTGGCACCAACGACGGTTCGCGATCGTTCAATGGTCGCTTCCCCGGATTGCCACTCAGCACCTTCACTGCAGTTGGTTTGGGTTTTCTGCCTCTCATTCACGCCATATTCCCTATCGCCAATTTCCCAATCACCAATTTCGCGCACGCATTCGTAAGACTGCGCGCCTGCTCACCAACGGTCAGGTGGGAGAGATTTTCTCCCCCCTCCCCACCGGTTGTCTTCAAGCGCTGTCTTCCGACTATGACATCCCTTACACAGCGCTTGAAGATTGTCCGGATCATCAGAACCACCCTTGCGTCGTGCGATGATATGGTCCACTTCAGTGGCTGGCACGTCTCCGCCATGTAACTGGTAAGGATTAGCGCAAGTTGGATGGTTACTGAGATACGCATCACGAATCCTGCGCCATGCGCCACCGTATCCATCAGATGACCTGGTGCCCCGCGCCACTCCAAACTTCTCTTTGTGTGCAGCACAATAGGTTTCTGATGTCAGGTTTGGACAACCCGGAGCGGCGCATCCGCGCAAGGATCTGCTAGGCATGCTACTTACCCAGGTCAACCAGGATTCTCGGTAACAAGTTGGTGAAGAAATACATGAGGAACCCACCCACCAGGGTGATAACAAGACCGGTCAGTAAACTGATCAGTTTGTTCAATTGGTTCTCAATACGACAAAGACCGCTTTCAAGGGTTGCCAGTCTAACTTTTGCCCCTGGCTTTCCGTTGCCATTGATCCACACATCGACATCTTCGACTTGTTTTTCAATAGCAGGCAACCTTGATTCAATGCTCTGGAGACGTGAGGAAACTTGCGCAGCACCTTCTGCCATGTTTCCCTCACTACTTCGTCAATGCAGGCCGGAATTTGTCGAGGGTGACACCGACGATATACGATCCGATGATCACCATGAATGTAGTAAGTTGTTCTGCAGTTAGGTCAAATGGCAAGCCGATATGGAACCCTCTTAGTATTAGTACAGCCAAACCAACGACAGCAGCCCAAAACTTACGTGACATTAGAACACCGCGCCATCCACCAGGACCCGGATCAACAGTCACACCAATGATGTAACTGGAGACCACCAACACCAGTCCGACGGCTTCTTCGGTATTCAGGTCGAATCCTGGGTAAAAGACCCCCACGATTATGACCAAAAGCCCCAGCACCAAAGCCCAGAAACGACGAGAAACAAGTAAGTCTTTCATGCTCACCTCACAAAGTTTGTTGGTAACGCAAAAGCCGCCCAGTCCAGACGCTTCTGCGTCTAAACCGAGCGGCTAACTTCGGAGTTACAGCCGTTGACTTACTGAATTGATTATATCACTTTTTAGATTCTGACGATCGAGTTTTCTCTTTCATTAGCTCTGCCTGTTTTCTCGCATCGAAATGGTACACATGCCGGCAGGTGGTGCAGCGCCCATGCAAGAAACGCACTTCAACCATTCCAGTTTGCAGCCACATCTCATTGCCGACTTGCACCAACTGACCAATGACCGCATGGCATTCCTGGCATTGGAAGTTTTCTTTTTCGACACAAAGAGAATTCACAGGTCAATTTCCTGGACCTTTATCATGACACCAGCATTACCCTTGCCGACACCCATCACCTTAGTCAGCAACATCCTAACAATCTGTCTGTCATCTTCCCACAGGCAACCATTCAGGGCATCCAGAACTGCTTTTGAGAGATTATCAAGATCAACCCGCCGGCGATCCGGCATAAAGAAATCAATCGTGACATCCAGGGCAAGATTACTTTTGAATGCCGGCTCTTTCATGTGATACTTGCCATCAAATGCAAGCCCGAAGCTGCTGCCGTTCGCCTTCAGCCATTCGATGGCAGCCTGGGTGACCTCCAATTGCCATGCTGTAACACGAGGATCACGGTACCCGCCATGTCCTGAAATTCGGAATGACTGCTTCGGTACCGGTACCCCGTGCACAGTGATTTCAATCACCAGACACAGCCTTAGCTTCTGCTAGATTTTGTCGTGATTCCTCAGCCTGAAGCCATAATGACACTTCGTAATCCGTTGCCGGCATCGGGTTGCTATCGCCATTCACGATCATCCACTCACCTTCAGCGGTCTGAAACAGACGAACATCATGCACACGCGCAATCCAGGGCGCAACAATTACCTTATGACCAGCCCTTCTTTCAGCGGATGACTTCCAATGCTTTTCTGTGATGTTCATGCGATTCCCTTTGGCGGCGTCACCTGTTACAGTGACGCCGCCGGTGTTGGTGATGGTTACGGCATCCAGCGAGCTGTTGGGCAACGCGGATCAGTTGATCGAGGTCCACACAGCACACAGGTTGGGGACCGTGGATAAAGCTTGCACGGTGGGAAGGTGTAGGCAACGCTGATCAAAGCCGAAGCCAACACTGCCAGCAATACCAATGCAATTGCCAGTTTCTTTTTCATTCTGTTTTCCTTTCGGTCAAGACCAATCTTTCCGGCTCCTGGGTAAAGTGATACTTGGAGCGCTCAACAATAACCAGGTCTTTCAGCAGCCACCATCCTTGTGCTTTCTCGCCGGTGATTTTCACCCACTGGTTGTCATTCTCATCAACCATGAATGCCTCCACCGTTCCGCGTATAGCCGGCTGAAACACCAACGAGACCGTGTCGCCGCGCCTAATTGCATAAGGCACCCGGTGATCGAGTTCTTTCAGCATACGCCGGATTGTTTTCTTGGCTGCTGCCCTGGCTCTATCGACTGATAATTCTGTTCCCTTTTCTTTTACCCAATTCACCTCCACTTCCCATTCTGCTTTAAAGCCCGGCTCAAAATGCACGTGAGCGAAGAATATATCTCCAAAGGCATAAATATCATGATCTTTGCTGAATGGGTCCATCAGCCATTCCAGAGTTGGAGCAATCGCATCAGGTGCAGGAACATGCGCTAAAGCCATCTATCTCTCCGAATCGTCGTGATACACGTCTCGAACCCAACAAATGAACGCATTACCTGCCACCTTGAGCCAATTCACAGGCACACCTGCATGTTCATACTGGTCGAAATAGTCTCGGAATGTTTTGATTGTCCTTTCCGTTTGACCTTCGTATGGTCGGGTTTTCCAGGTGTCTCCCCAGCGTTTTTGGTCATCCTGCAATTGACCTTTCAACGCCGCAATGAAATCAGACAAGTAAACGATCAAGTCCTTGTACATCTCACCTCTCAAAACGGAACCGAATCATCCATACCAGCCGGCATCTCGTGTGATTCCGCTGGCTGTTCCACGGTTGCTGTATCATCAGCCTTTGGTGTCATGAATATCACCTTCAACGCCGTGACCTCAAACGAGGTGTGCATAAATCCTTCTTTGTCCTGCCACATCCGCGGCTGACCTTTATCATCGGCGTGGATTTCGCCAATGACCATCACCTTGCTGCCTTTGTGCAGAAACTTGCTGCATGTTTCTGCCAATTTTCCCCAGGCAGTCACTCTCCACCACACCACCGAGGTCACCGGGTTGCCGTCTGCCCCGGTGAAGGTTTTCGAGGTCGCCATCGGAAATGTGCAGGCATTCTGTCCATTTGCCGTGAACTTCGAATCCGTATCCTTACCCAGGTTGCCAACCAAAATCAGTTGTTGATACATGATCACTCCAGTTTCAAGACGATTACGGTTCCAGCCAGACCAGTCAAGGCGGTCTGCAGCTGGTCAACAGCATGGTCACGAACCCAATCACGAGCGAAATGGTTTTTGCTGCGTGCTGTCCATTTCGCCCCCTCCACCTGCGCTAGCTCAAGCGGTAACAGCCAGGTGTCAAAATCCGCCGCCCGCATGGTCGGCCGGATGGTCTCAAGCGCCTTTTCCCAGGCATCAACGGCTTCAGCAGGCAATTCTGGCGCTGTTTCAGGCTCAGGATCGTCCAGCGGTTGTGTATCCGCACCCGTTGATCGCACTGCAAACCGTTCTGGTGCATCAGCATCAGCCCAGTTATCCCGAATTTTCCAGTTGTGCTCAATCCGGTAAATCGCCAAACCCAGCGAAGATGCCGTCTGCACGTGATAGCGAACTAGTTTCCCGGTGACATGGGGCAGTTTCGCCAGGCGTGACCGCGCTGGATCACGAATGCCAGCAACTTCGAGCGCGACGTATGCCTGATTGACCCGTAATTTTTCCGGGTCAGACCTAGAATCTAGATCTGGATAATTCTCTTGACTTGATTCTTGTCTAGTTAAACCACTAGCTAGAGAGGTGATACGGAAATTTTCCGTACCTTTTTCAGTAACAGGCTCAGTTTCAACGATTGTTGAAACTTCCTCAACCGCTGAAACATCGATTGCCATCTGATCAGCCGGCACAACCGTTGATTCCGCTTCCGGTTCTTCCTCACCACTCAGCACAGCCAGCGGTAATTGCGCCACACCATCTGCCAGCTGCCATCCATACCGTCCATTCCGGGTTATCAGTCCAAAATCGGATAAAACCGCAAGGGCATCCGCAACCGACTTATCCGAATAACCGGTTGTCCTGACCAACTCCTGCGTATTCAACACCTGGCGCATCACGATGAACGCCAGCAGGCATGAAATCGGAGCACCTTTCAGTCCGCGGATCATCATCGGAGTAACCTGAATTGCCATTAGAAACCCAGCCCAATCTGGTGACCTTCACCGAAACGCTCTCTCGCTGTCTTTTCCATCTCGGCCATAGTGTGGCTCATGGATGCAATCTTGGACCGGAATTCACGCGCAAAGAATTCATCCACTTCCTGGGCAGTCTCAGCCATGTAGTACCCACCATCGACAGACGCCAGCGAACAAATCAGGTGCCCTTCATCCCGTAATGTCTGGATCGCAGCCCTCAGCACACGCTCATCCGGGTGATAACCCAGCATGCCAACAGATCGCAGTAAAGCCTGCTTCTTGATCGCCTTGCCGGCACCAATGTGCTTCTCAAGCGCACGTAATATCGCACGCTCCAGCCCAGGCTCCATGTTCTTGATCATCTCGCGATAAGTGTCAACCATTGACCCCTCCAAACCCCTGAAAAACAGGGTGAATACGCCGTCTGATTCTGTTGTGATAATCTACGTTATCATCACTAATTCCCAGCATCGCCCCTACCCGCTCCCAGCCGTCATCAGAGCGCTTTTCAAGCCCATGCAGGTAGGTTTGTGTGGTTTGCAGGCTGGAATGCCCCAAAAAGGCTTTCACCTGCTCAACATCATCCCCAGCTTCGCGCCGTAGCATTGCAGCTGAGTGCCTGAGGGTGTGCACATGGATCAAATCCGCCTTCAGTCCGGCTTTTCGCGCATATTTCCGCACCAACTGCCCCACAGCATTTCCCGTCAGTGGTGTGGCGCCTGCAGCCCATTCCTGAGACACATTCGGCAGGTGCTTTGCCCTGGCATTCATCGCCACAAAGATCGCCCCGCTGGTCTTACCAATGCTGTTCACCCAGGCTTGCACCGATTGCCAAACCGGTGGCGGAACCTCGATCACCCCCGCCTTGCCCTTGCCATGCCAGCGGAAGAATAACTGCTTACCCTGCCACTCAAAGTCTTCAACGCAAGCGATCCGCCACTCAGAATTGCGCTTGCCCAGCATCAGGTAGCCCAGGATAAGCGCATAATCCCTCAGCCCCTGGCGTGTCGAGCGGTCGATTGCGCCCAGCAATGCCCGGCATTCATCCTTATCCAACCAGAACGCCGGTGCTTTGACTGAAGACAACTTGTGCACCGCCGGGGTGATCGGTGATACTGTGATCAGCTGCATCCGCATCGCATAACTGAAGAAACTCCCCAGTGCTGCCACTCTCAGGCGGATGGTGGCTGCCGAGCATCCCTCACTGCGCAGGTATTCCACCCATCGGCTCACATCCAGCGGCTCAATATCCCACCACTGGCAGGTGCAATACCCGATAAATGATTCCACCGCGTAACCGTATGCCCTCACCGTGTTCACGGTCATACGGCTCAGCCAGGTATCCAGCGCCGTCGCCCAGGCTTCATCCCGCGTCAGGGTATCATTCACCCTGGGCAGCAACGCAACGTCATTGTCATGTGCTAAAATACTCATGACGGTAATTGACCTCCGTCCCTCGAAAAGTCTCTGACCACCATCAGAGGCTTTTCTCTTCTTCAATCACAACCATCTCACTCGCCAGCACCAGCGCCTTGTACCCGTTGTCAAAATCAACGCGCATCAATGCCGGATCGCCTTCATACCGCCCGATGATGGTGCCAACTCCCAGATGGGGAGCCTCAGGAACGCTCACCCGCGTGCCGTTTTCGTACACTGGGTACACATGCTTCTTTTCCGGTTTCGGTGTATTTGCCATCGCTGCTCCTTTGATGTTTATTTCTTGTCAGCCGGATTGCCGTCCACATTGCCGGCATGCTTCGCCTGGATCATTTCTGCCAGGAAGACGAAATCCAACGATTTCAGCAGTCCGCTCAATTCCATCGTCACGGCTTGCAGGGTTGCGGCTGCCTTTGCCAGGTGGCTGTTGGCATTTTCACAGTCAACCTTTAGCAATACAGATGCTGTGGTATCGTTGTTCTCAAGGCATTCTGACGCCGCTTGAATCTCCACCATCACCTCATCCAACAACCGCATGAATTCACTCATTCCAGCCGCCTTTACTCGTTGATCGTCTTCCACTCAACCGGGGTGTCCATCGGCTCCACCATTGCCGTCACTTCCAGCACAAAGAACCGCGCCTTTTCTTTCTTGCTCAGCCGTTCCGCTTCCGCCTTTGCTTCTTCCTCACTGGCATGCCGGAACATCACACGCGTCGCGTCCTGGTCGCGCATCACAATCCAGAATTTCTTCATAACTTTCGCCTCCTCCAGCGCCTGTTTCCCGGCTTTGGTAAGTTCAAACCGGTACCACGGATAAGGTTGTTCAACTTCCATCACCAGCCCGCCTTCTTTCAGCCTGCCGATTGTGCGCTGCAAGAAGCGGTCACTGTCCCAATCCCATAACGTCAGCATCGGATCAACTTCCAGCGCTTTCAGCACACTGATCGGGTTCTTCTTCTCCCGCCGGCTAAGTCCACAAACAGCTGCCGGAAACCCATCCACATACATCATTTCGGTTACTCGGTCTTCGCTCATTCCTTCACCTCTTCAATTTCATCCCAAAAGTGGCGAAGTGCCTCGTTTTTACCCCTCCACCGGTACCACCACCAGCCAAACAAAAACATTAAAGCTTTGGCTTTCAGGTACATCCAAATCCTTGCGATTCGTGTCATGGGGATTTCAAACGTTTCGGCAACATACAAATCGCCTAGCGCAGAACACCAAATTTCATACACGAATTTTGGATATCCCCTGCTCTCGTATTCCCATGACGGATTGCGCCCATGAATATGGCTCATGAGGTTCATCATTCCTTCACCTCGCTATCTATTCGCGGTGGTGGCGGGGGCATAAATTGCCAGGCATATACCTTGACAATTTCCGAAACAAACTCCCAGCCTGCATATTTCTCATGGCGAGTGAATTGCCTTGCCACAACCTGGATAGTCGGATCATCTACGCAGTAAAGCGCAACGATGTAAATGTCAGTCTTTGGAGGTAATTCCGGAAGGTAGTGCCATTCATTACCTGCCTGAAAAGGTTTATTCCATTGCTTTACAACACTCCTGATGGCAAAGTCCATCAACTCTGGATAACTGACTTTGGCGTGATAGCCATTCTTCCCGCAAGTTTTTTCACACGTTGGCACCAATTCGACCACAGCCTTTTTAGAGCCTGTAAATGTCGTCTTTCGTAAAAGAGGCATAGCGCCACAATAATGGCAAGGCTCAATACCGAATTCTTCTTCTTTGCGCGTCATTACATACTGTTCGTCTTCGCTCATTCCTTCACCTCTATCGCATGAAGTCCAATGTTGAGCTTCGAGATTTGTAACGACACGATCGTGATCAATCCATCGTCTACAAATTCAAAAAAGCTCAATTTGAACAGCGCAAAATCATTGCCACTGAACCATCCAAACTCGGTTGTGATCGCGTAGCATTTCCTGCGCAGCCATACTTTTAGTTCAATGCTCATACCGTCTCCCTTTCTTGTAGGTCCTGCCCCGGTTACTCTATCCGGTTTGACGTGGCGAGGAGGAGGGCGCCCATCAAAGCAAACCAGTCAGCCGTCTGAGGTCTATCCCAGCCTTGTTCAAGGGCGTCACGCTCTGACCAGTCCATTTCCATCACAATTCACTCACCGGGCTCGTACATGCCCCGACTGATTCCAATATCCGTGCAATCTGCTGCAAACACATCATCGCCTTGCCTATCCGCCGCGTCCGTTCCGCTTCAGTCAGCATCTTCTCATCCAGCAACGGCTTCAGCGCCATAATGCCTTCCACAGCCAACTCCGCGCTCCGGTCTCGGCTGCCCCGTGCCACATTCCCCCATTCACGTGGCTTATTCGGCATCCCTCGCCTCGGATATCATCGATGATCGCGCATCCTCGCGCCGCTGCATGTAGCGCATCACACTCCCCGCCACCATCGGCAGCCCGCTGGCAAAGAACCCCGCCAGGCAGATCGCCGCCACTTGCCAGGAGATGATCGCAATCAACGCCAGCGTACCCAGCACCCCAAAAGCCACCGATAAAGACGTAAAACCTTCCAGCCGCCGCCCTAACTTGGAAATCGCCCAGTTGTAGGCAATCCCAAACAGAAGCAGCATGCAAAACACCGCCAGAAACCAGCCATAATCCAGCCGAATGTCAATGCTCATTGTTTCGCCTGTACAGTGGTGATATGAAACACAGTACCCATCGGAAAACTCAACACACACCCCAACTCAGCCAGGTGCAGCAGCAGGTGATCCAGCGCACATCGCTGCTCATTCATCGCCATCACAATCGTTGCATGCACCTTGTGCTTATCCGCCGCCGTCACATCCACCACCGGGCATGCCAGGTCATGGATCTCCTGAGAGGTCAGCAGCCCATTCATGTCATTTGTGAACCCCTCGCCATACGCTATCGTGCGCTCATGCCCAGGCGTCCGGTCGATGGTCACAAACAACGGCTTGTCATCCGCGCTCATCACGTGCGCTTCCAAAATCAAATATCGCCTGTCAATGATGGTCGTCATGGCTTACCCCGCCATCCCAATCACAACCATTGCCAGCCAGATCAGCCCCACCAAAGCCGCCACCTGCAGCGATATGCCCAGCACATTCTGCAGCCCAACCCCGCGGCTCCCAAAATGCTCGTCTTCTTCCGGTGTCCAAACATTCCGTACCTGCTTATAGACTGTCATCACTCCCTCCGAATAACCTTGATAATCAGAACCACCAACTCAGCCAGCATCAGGATCACACACGCCAGCCAGGTTGCCGCCCATACCCAGTCACAAAAGGTCACTTGCATCTCCATATCCGTACACCGCTGCCAGGTAGCGCTTGCTGGCAATATAATCCGCATAAGTGATCGCCTGCATGCCGGCTGTAGGTCCATCTTCCTTCAGCAGCATGTCGCACAACGCCACCTGTCCTTTCAGGAATTCGTACACCTCGCGCATCGTTCCGTTAGGGTTGGCAAGGATTTCGCTGAAACCGTACTGCTCATACAGAATGGCATCCGCTACCTCTTGCCCAACCCGGCATCGCAAAGCGCTGGATTCATTCGCTGCCAGTTCTCGCCAGAACCAGTGATTGGGATCCGATTGCACACGCTGATGGAACGCTTGCCGCGCTTCTTTACGCTCATGCCGCGTCAATCGGTACTCTCTGCTCATGCCGCCTCAAGCGAGTACGCCGCGTCACTGGTGGCTTTCATCAGCGCCGCGCTGTCTTTCCGAATGATTTGCACCATCCTCAGGTACACATATGTCACGCCGGCAGACCATAAGGGAGATGTTTCAGGGTTTCCCCAGGTCTTCTCGCTGTATTTCAGGAATTCTTCCAGCCCCTCAGCCAGCAGGTCGCTGTACACGCACTTCAGGAACCGCAAGGTCATGTCATACGAACCGCTGTTGTCGTATATGTGCAGTTCAAACCACTTCGCTGCCAGTTTCACGATGCGGTTGATCTCATTCACCCGCGCCAGCGCTTCACCCTGCTGCACCGGGGCATCCATATCCATCAGCCCCTGGGTCACCCCGTCCTCGAACTGCGCAATCGCTTCGCGCATGATCGTGATCCCAAAATACTCGTGCTCTTCACCTTCAGGTTTCATTTCGTTTCTCCTCGCTGCATTGAACAGAAAACAAAACAGCGCCAACCCGCGGTTAGCGCCGCCTCTCAACTTCTTCAGTCACCGATTCAACCTGAGCGTCTGGGTCCAGTTCTGGAACTGGTATGACCATGTCCTGATTTTCTCGTTGCTTCAAGTCATCCAGCGTCATCCCTGCCGGCAGGTTGATCAGTTTGGCGGTAGCTGCAGCAATCTCATCACAGCGCCGCACCCAATCATTCTGAATCAACCAACGAAGATGAGCCGATTGCGTCCGCTGGCTTTCCTGCGCCAGGACTTTCAAGAAATCTGCTGTTTTTTCATCCAGTACATACGTTTTGTTTGGCATCTGACCTCACAAGTATATTTGTTATTACAAGTATATTGTAACAAGTATGTTGTGAATGTCAAGTACCTATTGAATGAATAGGGAGGTTTTCTTATAATGAGTAGAGTGGAATTTTACGAGTGGATGAATGCAAGATTTCTTGAGTGGAGAAATAGTTCCCGCGGAAGGGAAGGGTCTATCTCTCAATTTGCCAGGCTGTTTGGTGCTAGCCAGCAGGTGATGTCAAAATGGCTTGCCAAAGATGGCTACAAACCCAAGAGCGCAAAACACATCAACGCTCTCGTGGCTGCCTACGGCATTGAAGTCTATGACATCCTGGGCATTGAGCGCCCGCCTCAAACATCCATCGATCAGGTGCCAGAACCCTTGCGCTCCCGCCTCTTGGCTGCCACTGAAGCCGTACAGGCAGAACTAACCCGCCGCGGTCCCGGTCTCACACAATCCGAAGCCGACCAGATCGCCAGGGATATCTTTGCCGGCATGGGCATCACCTTCACCTCAACCGCCACCCAAAAGGACTTGCCCCCCTCAGATATCAAACCGTAATTCGTCATCACTTTACCCCTCGTTTTATTCATCCAGTATATGATAGTACATCTGTTCTAAATTACAAGGTTGAATTGAGGGTGACAGGGGATCCACCTCACAAGAGGAGAATTAGCCATGACCGATATAAAAGAAACCGGTCCAAAAGTCTATAAACTATCCGATTTACAAGCAAGGGCTGTAAAACTGCCCCCAGAAGCATCCACATACGCAAATTACGTGTATATGATGATTCAGGGTGGCGAGTTGTATTTGGATTTTTATACGATCGAACCAAAACCAGAAGACTCAAAAGTCCTGTTTATGGTTCACAAGTCACGCATGGTTTTACCCATAGGCGTGGCAAAAGGTCTGGTGTCAGGCTTAGCTAATGTAATTCTACGCCACGAAGATGACACGCAGCAGATAATCAGCGACGGCAGGGGACAAGTCCCAGGCGACACGGTGGATATATGGTCACTACTCTACTCGACCAAGAAGTAATTGGCACGCGACAACAAGTAGGCGTCGCTGCATTCAGCCCGTATACTGTGGCTGGTTCTGGGACATTACCGCCTACTCCTCTCGGCGGTGGGCCTGGTTTGGGTGCTATAATACCGTTAGTTATGACTAAACCTAGCACTGACGCCTCAGGCCCAGATACCATTACCACAAACGATGTTCAGTCAGCCATCGATCGAGATTTACCCGAAACGATGGATGATCTCCTGGCATTGTCAATGGCTTCATTCGATTTCTGGGATTCTGAAGGCGATGACATCTACAACGACTTATAAGCAGGGGGATGTGGTATTGGTGCCATATCCATTTACTGACGATCAACAGGCAACTAAAAAGCGCCCGGCGATTGTTCTTTCAATTTGTGATTGCGATTGCCCAGAAAACTACGGCTACATATTAGTAGCAATTTCATCATCGAACACCGATTCGTGTGATTACCAGCTGACCGGATCGACACTGGCGAATTCTGGTCTGAATGCCAACAGTTATGTCAAAACAGGATCTCTGTTTACAATTAGTAAAAAATTGATTTTGAAGAAAACTGGCTCCATTCCACCAGGAGAAACCAAGAAAATTATCGCCAAAGTGATTTCCCACATCTGGACAAAGGTAACGATTATCTGACCCCTATGGAGCCTATTGAGTACGAATTTCGGATGCAAGAAAACATAAAGGGGGTGTTGTTCAAATTAGTGGACGCCTCCAAAAAGTCAGGGGTTTATACAGGTTTCTACCAACAATCTAACATTGGCGGTCATTATTCATTAGGTGACGAACAAATCATCGATGATTCCAATATTGCGGTGGGAGTCTTTAGGCGTCTGAAAATAATTTCGTTTCTTGAGACTGGTGCCCAAAAAGGTTGGACATGGTTCCAATTGGAAGACACCGCATTCAAATATGCGAGCTACTACCGAAAACCAAAATTTATCCAATTCATTGTCCGGCTACCAACAATAATTCGCGATATCGCTATTGTGATTTCATTCATCCTGTCAGTCAGCCTGACGATAATCCAAATCTTTCATCTGGTGAAATGAAAAGGATTTGAAGCCATAACTCCCAATAAGCAAATCTCGCTATTTTTCCTCGACCTCCTTTACCCCCCAGATCCCGACACTCCCCCCGATCCGGTTGAAGAAACTCGCCAGGTCACCCAAACCATTGTTCTCTTTTATCTCTTTGTTTTCATTGTTGTTGTCGTTGCCATCATCAGTCAGAATTGCCCCAGGTGCCAACTCCCATGAACACACTCTACTACGGCGATAATCTCACTGTCCTTCGTCAGCACATCAAAGACGAATCCATTGACCTGATCTACCTCGATCCACCCT